TATCCAGGTTATGGACCAGGACGAACCCGAAAAGTGGGCCCGCATCATCCACCCAGACCGGCATATGCCGGCGTCGTGGGACGGGCCCGGAGACCTCGGTTAGGAAATGTACATTTGGGAACGCTGGCGGCCAAAGAGGCCGAGATGTACCTTCCGCTCATCAATGGAAGGTAGCTGATATGACTGGATAAAAGCGGCTCACGAGGATTGACGAGAAGCGACGATCTCCACCGGGCGCGACTGATCCATCGTCCCGAAACGCACGCAGCAGAAGGAATCCGTGATCATGAGCAAGAAACGAGCAGGGATCTCCTGGACGAATCGCAACGAGTACCAAGAGGCGCTCCGGGCCTACTGGACGAGCCTCCCGAACCAGGCGCAAAGCGCCGTCAACCTGACGGCCTACCAGGTGCGCGACGCCCTGGTCGCCGAGATGCGGACGCGTTTCGAACGCCCCACGCCCTACACGCTCAACGCCCCCTACGTGCGCGCCGGTACCGGCAAGGGCCGCGTCATGAAGGCATCGGTGCTGATGCGCGAGCAGGGCGGCAAGCGCGTCAATCCTGAGAAATACCTCATGACCCAGGTGGAGGGCGGACGGCGGCGCGGCAAGCGCTTCGAGATGGCGCTGCGGCGCATCGGCGTCCTGCCCGAGGGCCTCTACGCGGTCCCGGGCGAGCGCGCCCCGCTCGACGCCTACGGCAACCTGAGCCCAGGCTTCATCGTGCAGATCCTATCCTACTTCCGCGCGTTCGGCGAGGCGGGCTACCGGGCAAACATCACCGACAAGAAAAAGCAGAAGATGGCAGCGGGCACCAAAAAGAAGCGGGGCGTCAAGTATTTCGTGATCCGGCGGCGCGGCCGCGGCCTGCATCCCGGCATCTGGCGCAGTACGCAATTCGGCTTTGGGGAGAGGGGCTCCTGGTCGGTCGAGCCGATGATCATGTTCGTCAAGCGCCCGGCCTACCAGCGCCTCCTGCCCTGGCACGAGATCGTGGACCGCGTGGTGCGCGACCGCTACGACCTCAACTTCAGCGCAGTCGGCGACGTCGGCTCTACCCTCAGCCCAAGGGGAGGCGCAAAGCCATGACCCGCCGCCCCGCGCCCCTTTTAAAGGATTTCTGGTCAACAGTCTATTGCGATCCCCGTCGCCTGCGGGTCCTTCCGCGCCGCCCGCCGCCTACGGTAATTTAAACCCCGGATTGTGCGTCCGGGGAAAATATCATTTTAGTGGGAAAATGGGAAAGTCGGAGAACGATGCATGACAGACGGATCGGCTGACGATATGAGGCAACGGGTCCAGGAGCGAGTGGACCGCGAAGCGGCGGGCGCCGCCGGAAATGCTGGAGGACTGAAACCGCCGGTTGCGGATGATGGGGCGACGGGCGGAGGAGGGCCGGGAGCGGCCGAGGGCGGAGGGGCGGGCGACGGGATCACGAGCCGCTTCATCCGGGATTGCCTCTTCGCCAACGAGCTGGGCGACGGGGCCCTCTATGCCGCCCTTCACCGCGGCGGGTTCGTCTTCGCGAAGAACAGCGAGGAGTGGTACTACTGGACCGGCCAGCACTGGGAGCGCGACGTGATGGGCCGCGCCGCCGTCGCCGTCGAGGCGGTCGTCGCCCGCTACCTGGAGGAGCACGCCCGCGCCGGCCGGGACCGGGACGCCGCGATTACCGCCGGCGTCGCCTCCGGCGTCCCCCCGAAGGAGATCGAGCGGTCGGAGGCGGTCGTCAAGCTCGACGATCTCCGCGACGCCCTCCTCAAGCGCGCGATCCAGCTCCGCGGCGACCGCCGCCGCACCGCCTGCCTGAAGTTCGCCCACACGATCGCCGACCCGCTCGCCATCATCAACGAGTCCTTCGACGCGCACCCGATGCTCTTCCCCTGCGCCAACGGCGTGATCGACCTGGAAACCGGCCGCCTCCTCGACGGCCGCCCGGCAGATTACCTGACGAAGGCCTCCCCCGTCGCCTGGGCCGGCATCGACGCCCCCTGCCCCCTCTGGGAGCGCTCGCTCCTGGAAATCTTCGGGGGCGACGCCTCACGCCCCGCCGCCGCCGAGCCGAACGTCCGCGCCGCCGCCCTCTCCGCCTACCTGCGCCGCCTGATCGGCTACTCGATGACCGGCCTGGTCACGGAGAAGATCTTCCCCGTGCTCTACGGCAAGACCGGATGGAACGGACGCAGCCTGATCATGGACATCGTCTCCTGGATCATGGGCGAGATGGCCGGCGTGATCCCGTCGGAGATGCTGCTCGCCCAGAAGTTCGGCAGGTCGTCGGCCGGGCCCTCCCCGGACATCATGGGGCTGAAGGGTATCCGCCTGGCGATCGCCTCTGAGGTGGACGAGAACCAGGCCTTCAGCGCGGCCCGGATCAAGTGGCTGACCGGCCGCGACGAGCTCGTCGGGCGCAACCCGCACGACACGTATCAGACGCGCTTCCGCCCGACGCACAAGCTCTTCCTCATGACGAACACGCAGCCCGAGGCCCCCTCCTCCGACACCGCCTTCTGGCATCGGATGGCGCTCATCGAATTCGACGTGAGCTTCGTCAACCGCGACCCCCAGGAGCCCCACGAGCGCCGGGCCATCCTCGACCTCGACCGCCAGATCCGTGCGGAGGCCCCCGGGATCCTCGCCTGGATGGTCCGCGGCTGCCTGGAGTGGCAGAGCGACGGCCTGGCCCCGCCGCGCGAGATCACCGCCGCGACAGAGAAGTACCGCCAGGCCGAGGACCTGGTCGCCGACTACATCTACGAGTGCTGCGACATCACCGATCCCCATGCGATCGAGACGGCGACCGCCCTCTACACCCGCTTCGTCGCGTGGTACGAGGCCAACATCGGAAAGAAGCCGCGCAGCGGCACCTGGTTCGGCAAGCAGCTCTCCCGCAAATACGAGAAGTGGAAGTCGAACGGCAAGGTCGTCTATCAGGGCATCGCCCTCAAGGGATCTCCGGATCAGGGAGGCTTAGTCTAATTTTACAGCAAATGACGAGCACGATGGAAAAAACGACGGCACGAAACAAAACACGGGCAAACCCTCCCTTCCTCCCCAAGGGCCAGGCGGCAGCAGGGACTCCGGGGAGGATTCGTTTTTCGACCGCAGTCCGGTCCGTGCCGTCAATCGTCAATCAATCCACAGAGATGGCCGGGGATAGCTGGAAGGCGGCATTCTTTTCCGGGGAGGGTAGGGGCCAAAACCCCCTATTTATGCGATCGCATATTTTGCGCGAATATTTTGTGCGCGTGTAAATATAGCGTTTAGGCCTCTACCCTCCCCGGAAGCGTATAGGGTAGAGGGGGTGTTATTAATAACTTAATGAATCTGGATAGATATAAAATAATAAAAAAGAGAGGAAAGCGGCGGCGGGCGGCGGGGGCGACGGAAGAAACGGAATGAAAACAAACGGATCGCACAATACAGGGACGGTTTTGGGGGCGACGGAAGTACTCGCTCCTGAAAGGGAAGGGGGGCGCGGATGAACGTCCTCGATCTCGCCCAGGCCCGCGTCCAGATGCGCAAGGCCGCGATGACCCACGGCGGCGAGTGGCAGGGCCCCTGCCCGGCGTGCGGCGGGGAAAACCGCTTCCACGTCTGGCCGCTACAGAACGATGGAGACGGCGCCTACTGGTGCCGCCAGTGCGGCCTGCACGGTGACGCGATCCAGTTCCTGCGCGACTTCGAAGGTCTGGGTTTCCGGGAGGCGTGCGCCAGGCTCGGCGTCCAGCGGGCCGAGCGCGACCGGGCCACTGCCCCGCCGTCCCAGGCGCGGCCCCCTTCCCGCCCGGAGTTCGTCCCCGCCGAGCCGGAGGCCCCGCCGGAGGCTTGGCAGGCGAAGGCCTGGGCGTTTGTCCGGTGGGCAAGCGACCATCTCCGCCACAATGACGAGGCCCTCGCCTGGCTGCACGCGCGCGGCCTCGAGGCGGACGCGGCCTGCGCCTGCTGGCTCGGCTGGAACCCGGGCGAGGAGGGCCGCGATCTCTACCGACCTCGCAAGGCCTGGGGCCTGGCGGAGGCCCTCCGCGACGACGGCCGCCCCCGGGCGCTCTGGCTGCCGCGCGGCCTCGTCATCCCGTGCATCGGCCAAACGGACCCGCGCCTGGATCCGGCGGGCGGGCGCCGCTCCGAAGGGGATGACGTCGCCGCAGCCGCCCCCTCCATTCTCCGGATCCGCATCCGCCGGCCGGATGGCGAGCCGCGCTATTATGTCCTGCCGGGATCGGCCGCGACGACGATGGTATGCCACCCGGAGCGGCGAGCCTTCGTCGTCGTCGAGAGCGAGCTCGACGCGATCGCGGTCGCCTCGGCCTGTCCGCTCGCCGGCGCGGTCGCCCTGGGAAGCGTCGCCGCGAAGCCAGACCGGGCCGCGACGCGCCTCCTCGCGGGCGCCCTCCAGATCCTGAACGCGCTCGATTACGACGCCGCAGGCGCGCGGGCGATGGCCTGGTGGAAGGACACCTTCCCGCGCTGCGACCGCTGGCCGGCGCCCGCCGGCAAGGACCCGGGCGAGGCCGTCCGGCTGGGGATGGATCTGGATCGGTGGGTTCGGGCGGGGCTGCCGCCGGCGCTGACGCTGGGGGCGGACGGCCCGAAGGAAACGCCCCGGGCCGACGCCCCGGGCGCCGGGGCGGCGATCGCGGGGGCCGTTCCGCCGGGCCCGGCGGCGGAGGGGGAAACAGATCCGGCGCCGGGAAACGACATCCCGCCCGCCGTCATCGAGCTCGCCGGCCTCCTCCGGAAGAACCCGGGCGTGCGGATCGTCAACACGCCCAGCCGCTACACGGTCCTGAAGGACGGGCGCTACGTCGGTGGACGGATCAACGAGCTTGTGTTCCGCGATCCGGACGTCATTGCCTACGTCCAGCATCACCCCGCGGCAGAGATCCACGGGGGGAATCTGATCGAATAAGGAGGGGAATATGGGATCAATGCCGAGACTGAAGATCAAGGACGAGATCCGCTACCGCAAGGGATCGACCAACGAGTCGCAAAACTGCCGCGCCTGCGAGCACTTTAAGCGCGATTTCTATGAGTTCCACAAGCAGACCGGGACCGTCGTCGAGCACCGCTGCGCGATCATCGGCCTCGCCCAGAGCATCCGCTACCGGGTCCGCGCCGACTACACCTGCGACCGGCAGGAAATGGGCGACCACTACCGGGACTATCTCGATAAATTGTCCGGGAGGGCAAAATGACGCAGTTCGAATTCGACTGGCTTCAGTGCCTGGAAAGGAATGTGGACGCCAATTGGGACGAGTTGTCGGCATGGGAGCAGAGATTCATCGAAGATCTCCTGGAGCGGTTCCGCCGCTGGGGCATGAAGACGAAAATCAGCCCGAAGGAATGGGGCATCATAACCGAGATCTCCGACAAAGCCATTTTATAGGAGACGTGCGTGATTGAGCTATCGGCGAAGCATTTCGAGGGCGACGACGACCGGCCCCTGACCGATATCGCCGCGGTGCTGAAGTATCTCCAGGCGGGGGACTGGCGGGTGACGAAGACCTCGCTCTACCGGCACCGCAAAGAGGG